TGTAACTTATGATGTAGATTTAGAAACTCTTGGTTACGAAACTGTAGCAAGTGCATATGGCGTAACAGCATATGTAAACGGCGACAACAACGATGCATTCCAAAACATTGGCGGTGAGTATGTTTATACTCTAGGTGGTGCAGATCTAAGTGCAGGTGCTAACTACGACATCAACACCAAAGACTTTGCTCCAACTGCAAGCATCAGCTTCGCATTCTAATATATTAGAAATACAACAACAAAAGGCTCCTTTGGGGGCCTTTTATTTTATGCGTAGATAATAAATACAATAGAGGGCACAGCTTTAACAAAGGAGAACCTCTATGGGTAAAAAAGGCGGAAAATCAAAAGGCTTTATCAGCCAAGGAACACACAGTAATGTGGATAGCACAGTGCTAAAAGCAATGCGCAGAAATTATATGACCACTGGTGAAAGAATAGTAAATCAAAGAGCCGCTTGGGCCAAAGGTAAGAATGTGATTCTTACAATAGAAAACCCAAACAAGAACGAAACTAAAAAGCGTTTCATTCGTGTAAATGCAAGAGATCTATGGGGATCACCTAAGCGTAATACAATTTAAATATTAGAATTTTTGAGTTCTAACGTTATAAGGATAAACATGAAATTATTATATCTATTAGCACTATTTCCGTTTGCAGCGTTTGCAAATCCTATTGATGACAATTGCCCGCAGCATACTATTCACGGTGCACCTGTAAGTTCGATTACAGAAAACACACAGTACGTGTGCCACAGCAACTATGCCATTCATTATCGATATGATACCAAAACAGCAGAATATGTTGTAGAACACCTCAACGACTTGGATATCAATGGGCCAGCAAAGCGTAAAGATGACTTTAGACCTGACGATTTAATTCCAGATGACAAAGAAGCTACACTTGAAGATTACAGTGGCGAACCTTATGATCGTGGACATCTAGCCCCAGCAGCAAACAACAGAGCCAGTCAAGAACAGATGAGCGAAAGTTTCTTCTTGAGCAACATGATTCCACAAACGCCAAACAACAATAGAGGTATTTGGCGTATACTGGAATTGAATGTAAGAAACACTGCACTGACCAATGACATCTATGTTGTAAGTGGTACAATATATCAAGAAGGATATTTGACCATAGGTCCAGGAAAGGTTGGTGTTCCTCAGCATATTTGGAAAGTTGTTTACAATGCAACCAACAATACAGCAATTGGTTTTGTATTCCCTAACCAAGCAATTCCTGTAAAAGATCTGCCACTGTATGCAGTGTCAGTTGACAAGGTAGAAGAAATAACAGGTATAAATCTATTTCCAAAACTAGACGAATCTGTAGAAGCATTAAGTGTTGCTGCTGATTGGCCCGAACTAATAAAATAAAAGATTGACTTTTTAATATCTCCTGCTATAGTTAAACTCTAAAGCAGGAGATTATCATGAGTATGCACCTCGTAGGCCCCTATCTTACTACTACAAAATACAACAGCAAACAAAAAGTATCTAAGAGCAAAAAACTTGATGCTGCTAAGGCTGAGCACGAAGCTTGGCTTAAAAAAGTAGGTGTAGGCAAAGCAAAACTTCCCGTTAACAAAAAAGGTCAACGTGTGGGCATTTATGATATTCCTGATTATAAGACTGGACCACGAATGACCAGTGACCGTGTTGCAGGACATGGTGCTGCTAAGGAACCTATGGTTTACAGCGGCGAGCGACAGTTGTTGGGTGTTGCTACAATGCACAAGAGCAATATGGTTCCTGTCTTTGCAGATAAAAAGAGCGATGCTGTAGATATTGCACAGATGCGTAGAAACTAATTCTGGGTATATTTTAGCGTCTATTTCTAAGGTAAATATTAAACTATGTTTTTGGGTATCCTAGTTCTTCTAACAGGACTGACCATCAGTGCTGTTGCAATTTATTATTCGGTTGCTGGCCTTGTGGCTATATTTGCAGCGGCAGCAATTCCTATCATAATTATGGGAAGCACATTAGAAATTGCTAAACTTGTAACAGCAGTATGGCTTCACAGATACTGGAATCAAGCAGCCTGGTGGCTTAAGACCTATCTATCCATTGCTGTACTAGTTCTGATGTTTATTACCAGTATGGGTATTTTTGGCTTCCTGTCAAAAGCACACATAGACCAAACTGCCAGTGCTACAGAAGGCCTAGCAAAGATAGAACAGTTAGATGTTCAGATTAAACGACAAGAAGATATTATTGTTGAAGCAGAGTTAGCAGTCGAACAGGTAGAAACTGCTGACACAAATCGTGATGCAGAAATACAAGCTCAAATCGACAAAGAACAAGAACGTATAGATAGTGCTTATACTCGTATTCAACCTGCAATAGATGAACAAAATGTTATTGTTTCTAAAGAAGAAGAACGTTTAGGAGGCGGTCTTAGTCTTTATAGGGAACAATTAAAAGAAATCGATAACAATTTAGCAAGAATTGAACAATATATACAGTCTGACAACGTAACTGCTTTACAGGCATTGGTTGGAGTTAAGGCTGATGGTAATTTAGGTCCTGCTACTAGGAGTGCAATTGATGCTTATCGAACTGCTCAGTCAGCTGAAAAACAACGATTAGGTCAGCTGATTGCACAAGAAAGTAGCAATGTTACATCTCCAACTATTGATGCTGCTCGCGCAGAAGTTCAAAGACTGCGCAGTTTAGCAGAACAAGAAATTGCTAACTCAAACGAACTAATTAATCGACTGAGACAACAGTTAGGTAAAACTGATACAGATCAAATTGCAGTCGAAGTAGAAAAACAAAACGCTATTATAGATCGTGCTGAACAAGAAATTACAGCACTAACTGAACAAAAATTTGGGCTTGAATCAGAATATAGAAAACTAGAAGCTGAAGTTGGGCCTATCAAATATCTTGCAGAGTTTGTGTATGGCAACTCTGAAGATAAAGACTTGCTAGAAGAAGCTGTGCGTTGGGTAATTGTTTTAATTATTTTTGTGTTTGACCCGTTAGCAGTTCTGTTGTTGATAGCAAGTCAGTATACTTTCGAGTATAACCGTTCAAACAATAACCGTGGAGAACGTTATCGGCAACAGGATAACGAAATAGAAAATGATACTATTCAATCAAAAGAAAAAGAAAAAAACGCAGTTGATTCCGTTCCCGCTAGTTTCGATACTAGAGCCGGACAAGAAGGACGAGACTCTACCGACAGAGTGGCTTTGGCCCGACAAGGAGAAATAGATGATAGATCTATGGAAGAAAATAACACTAGCGAACATGCAAGCATACGAGAGTTGGTATCAGAAGACAATGTTTCCAATGATGATGTGGCAGAATCAACAGTGGAACAAGCTCAAATACAAGATGATGGATTTGTCAGACAAATAGCTGACAGTTTTGTCGAAAAAAAAGATCTCGATTTAGAATCACAGGAAGAATCAAGTCAAGAGCGTGAGCGTAGAGAATTATACGAAGCCAAAGAACAGGATGAAGCATTTGTTCTTGGAAAAACCAACTGGAAAGAAGCTAATCCAGATAAAACGCTCAAACACTACAAGCATCTTTACATTAAAGGATTAATAGATCATTTACCGTGGGAAGAGCAAGGCCAAGATGATAACTATACAGCAGAAGAAGGTTATCGTCAAAACGGCGAACAAAACGATAGCACATTATTCAATAGATTAAAAAATAGGTAAGCATTGAATAAAATTAACATTGTTACAGCCCCTGATCAGCTGTTCAACGACAGTTTTGAAATACTGTTATTATATCCAAACAAAACTCTACAAAACGAACTACAGCAAAAGTTTCTTGCACAGGTTGACTACGACGTTAACATCTACCTCTATGACAAAGATAGATATGATGCTGACGAGTTAAACTGGGCGATGCAAATATTCAAAAGTGTTAATGTTGTGATTGTTGATGTAGATAACACTTCTTCTTTTTTTAGAGACGTACTAGCCTATATGATAGGAAAAAACAAAACTTACTGGTTGACAAATGCTGAAAAAAGTGTTTATAATCATATTAGTAAGCAACGTGTTTATAATTTAGATTTTTTGGTTAACATAGGAGAACAAAGTGCCCAAACATGATAAACGCCAAGAACAAATAATCAAAGGACTTAAAGTAGAAGTTCGTAATAACGATATTGGCTTTGCGCTGAGAAAGTTTAAAAAGAAAATTCAAGAAGACGGCCTTCTTCAAGAGCTACGCAGTAGAGAGTATTTTGAAAAGCCTAGTATTAAACGTAAAAAAGCTAAAGCAGCAGGCAGAGCACGGTGGCTCAAAAAGCTAGCTAGAGACAACGATAACCAGTAAGAGGTAGACATGCGCATCGATCAAGATGTGAAATTAGATTACAAGGATGTGCTTATACGTCCAAAGCGCAGTACTCTCAAAAGTCGCAGTGAAGTTGATTTAGAACGTAAGTTTACATTTCGAAACTACACGCCAGACTTTCCTAATAATTGCACTGATGACCCTCACTACACAGGCATTCCAGTTATGGCTGCTAATATGGATGGTGTTGGTACGTTTGCTATGGCAGATGCTCTTAGCAAACAAGGCATCTTTACTTGCCTAGTTAAAACCTATACTGCCGAAGAACTAATTGATTTTTTCTATGGCGACGGATTGTACCGTACTGATTTTGTAGCTATGAGTATTGGCACAGGCGCAGCAGATTTTGAGAAGCTGTGCGCTGTATACGAAAAATGCGAAGACAACTTAAAGTATGTGTGTATAGATATTGCCAATGGGTATAGTGAACACTTTGCTGAACATGTACGAGAAGTACGCAAACGCTTCCCGCATCTAGTAATCATTGCTGGTAATGTTGTAACTGGCGAAATGACGGAGGAACTTATTCTTGCAGGAGCTGATATTGTTAAAGTTGGGATTGGCCCTGGTAGTGTATGTACTACTAGGATTCAGACTGGTGTTGGATATCCTCAACTCTCAGCAGTCATCGAGTGTGCGGATGCTGCCCATGGTCTGGGTGGTCATATTATTGCTGACGGTGGCTGCACTACTCCTGGGGATGTAGCTAAAGCATTTGCTGCTGGTGCTGACTTTGTGATGCTGGGCGGTATGCTGGCTGGACACGACGAAGGCGGTGGCGATGTGATTAACAGAGCCTTTAAAACCGGCGAGATTCACTACGATAATGGTGATGAAGTTATTGAAACAAAAAAGTTTGTTCAGTTCTACGGTATGAGTAGCAAAAGTGCAAATGACAAACATTTTGGCGGACTTAAAAATTATCGTTCGTCAGAAGGCAGGACGGTTCTAGTACCTTACAGAGGATCTGTAGCTGATACAGTACAAGAAATACTCGGAGGCGTTAGAAGCACCTGTACCTATGCTGGAGCAAGTCAGCTCAAGCACTTATCAAAGTGTACTACCTTTGTTCGTTGCACACAAACACATAACAGTGTGTACGAAAAAACAACAATAGGCAAATAACACAATGATAAATAAACTTGGACGCCACAATGGGTCCACTCAAATCTTGCTTAATAAGGAGAAATGAAATGACAAGATTACAAACTCTAGACTTACCCTCAATTCATCGTGCTACTATAGGCTTTGATCAAATGTTCCGTGAAATGGATCGTATGTTTGAAAACTCAAAGTCTAACGGATATCCTCCATACAATATCGCACAAATCAACGACGACGAATACATGATTAGTATCGCTGTTGCTGGCTTTGGTATGGATAATCTAGACATTACTCTAGACAAAAATATCCTCGCAGTAGAAGGCACTGCTCCTAAGGGAGACGAGACAGTAAACTATCTACATAAAGGAATCGGCGGTCGCAGTTTCCGTAGAAGTTTTACACTGGCCGATCATATTGAGGTTGAGAACGCAACACTGGAATTAGGTATGCTAAACATTCACTTAAAGCGTAACGTTCCTGAAGCACTTCAACCAAAGAAAATTGCTATTAGCACCGCAGACAGCAAACTAATCGACGGCTAATCTAAGTCTAGGGGGAGAGCAATCTCCCCCATCAACCTAGGAGAAATCAATGAGCACTGATGTAGATATTAAAATTGACGAAAAAATCAAAATCACTACCAAAGAACCGAGCAAGTATAATGTTATCATGTTGAATGATGACGTAACTCCTATTGAATGGGTTATTGGCATACTCAAACAGATTTTTCGCCACAGCGATTTTAGTGCAGAAGATCTTACTATGACTATTCACAACGAAGGCTCAGCAGTTATCGGTACCTATAAGTACGAAATAGCAGAGCAGAAATCTCTTGAAGCAGTTAATGCTAGCCGCAAACAAGGATTTCCTCTACAGTTAAGAGTAGAAGAAGAATAATGGAAAGTGTAAGAAAACACAGTGAACATCACGCAGAAATCGCAGGCAATAATCTAAGAGCGCTTACACAGCGTATGCACGAAACAGCAGAAACACAGCCGTTTGCACAAGAACTATTGAGTGGCACAGTCTCTGCAAAACGCTATGCCACTTATCTTTTTAATCAACATCCGCAGTATAATCTATTGGAAACATTTGGTATGCTGCATGGGTTAATTAATGTAAGAATTGCTCCTAAAATACATGAAGACTACGCAGAACTTTGGGAGCAGTTTCAGCCACACCAGCCACCTTTGCTTCCAGTAGTAAAAGAGTATATGGATCACCTACTGACCATACAGAATGATCCGCACAAACTGATGGCACACATCTATGTTCGTCACATGGGAGATCTCAGCGGCGGACAAATGATTGCTCGCAAGGTACCAGGCAGTGCTAGTATGTACAAGCATAACAATGCCAAAGAATTAAAAGAACTAATCAGATCTAGGTGCAACGACTCAATGGCAGATGAAGCAAATCTCTGTTTTGATTTTGCTGCAAAACTTTTTGAACAGATGGCAGATGTAGAATGAGCGCAGTTTGGGAAACACTGATAAAAATACAAGACCGTTTGATCGAACGGTTTGATGCTACTGGTCAAGAATACAACGAGTTTGGTATGGACAGATTCAATCAACCAGGTTGGGTCAACAGAGTATGGACTAGTGACACCTACAGACGAGCTCACGTCGATGTAGTAGATGCTAGAGAATCAAAAGGATTGTGGATGATGCACTGTTGCATCTTTCCACAGCTTCACAACAATGGTCCTATTTTTGGGCTGGACGTTATTGCTGGCAAAAACAAGATCACAGGCTTTTTTCATGATTATTCACCAACTGTGGAATCTAAACATCCAATGATCGAAGCATTTGGTGATGAAGTTGCTAGACTCGAATGGCGCAAGGCCAGAGCTTTACCTGAGTGGGCACAGGCTATTTTTACTGAACATATGGTAGCTGCGGGCAATGTAAACAGTGGTGAAGAACTTGAGCAGATTGTTGATCTAAGTTTTTCCAGCATAGATGATTATCTAGACACTATTGGTATCTATAACTATGAAGCTGATGCAGATGAAGTTAAAGCAGCACAGAATAGATACGCATATTACCAAAAACAAAATCCTCATACTCCTAAAACCATGACAGCACTAGGATTAAACGAAGAAGATGTAAAGTTGTTTGTTCAGCAGTGTTTGTTCCCTGATATTGAATAAATATATAAACTTTAGGAATAAATTTATGCGATACAGCGATTTTAAATTTGAAACAATTTTGTTTAACAAAAGTAGTGATACAAAATACTATAGTATCATTAATAATTTAATTGAAAAAGGCCATACATTTGAATTAGGTCCTAACGGAGAAAAGGGCACCTTTATTATCAATAAAGGCCAAAAACTTTCTTCTAACACACAAATACTCAACGGTAAAGGCGTTAAAGTAGATGATGCTGGTAACGAAGTTTCTATAAATCAAATTAAAGCAAATGAATTATATCGAAGCAGTGAAATAATCACTTTAGCTGGTGGAAGAGCCGGAGTTAAGGATAAAGAAGACCTAAAGGTAAAACCTAGTCATATTTTTCCAGATGGTAGATTTTCAGCTAACAAAGTATTTAATGCTGTGATTGAAAATTCAGTATTGAAAAGTACAGATTACGGTCAGATGGTGATTCAAATAGCAAAACAAATACAACTCGGTCAAGACCCCGATATGTCACAGATTCCAAAAGAATTTATCACTGGTATTAGAGACTATGCTGGAGAATATCTAGGAGTGCTAGCTTTACTAAAGGGAACAGCAAACTTTCCTACTAGAGATAAATGGCTTGAACACCTAGGTGTAATGTCGCTAGATGATGTCGAATTGTTTTTTCCAAAAAAGTCTAATAATCCGTTGGCCGATAGTATAGGATATTTTCAAAACAAAGAAACTGGTAATTCGATATTAGTTAGCAGTAAAGGTGCTAAAGGTGCTGCTCCGTCAATTGATGGATTAAAAATACCAGAAGAATTAAGATCGTCCAACTCTTATCAATCAGTAATTCAATTTATTGAAATATTACAAACAAAGGGTTCAGCCTTTACTCAGCCTTTTTATGCTCTAAATTTTATAAATGAAGTAGCTCCTGAGAAAATATCTCCAAATTTTAGAAAAATTTTACCAATTTCTGAAGACGAAATGGAAGACTTGTATGATTTTAATAAATCAAAAATAACTATAAATGATTTAAAACTATTCTCCGCAAAATTTCGAAATTTTATTAAAAAATACGATATTAAAAGTAATTCACCTGTTGCAGGAGTTATTCAATATTACGTTAAGCAAGAAATTAAAAGACTAGTAAATGACGAAAATGTTTTTCCTGAGTTTGAGCCATTAGCTAGAGAAATTTTACAAAAAAACTTTATTCAGATATTTGCTAATGTTAAAGGTAATAAATTAGTGTTTGACGTTGTTTGGCCAAATAAAGAAATGGCAACTGGAAAAATTACTGTTGAAACCAAATACGGTGCTAATCAAGCAGCACAAGGAAAAATGAGCTTTAATGTTGCTAATAACTAGGTTTGACAAAGTTAGTGTTGTGTGTTAGTGTTTACTTACAATTAGAAAAGGATAACCTATGACTTGGACTACTTTTGCTATCGTTTGGTTTGCTTGCGGTGCTGTTTCAGCAGTGTTTGTTCCCTGATATTGAATAAATACTAGACAGGAACAAACACATGAGATTTTTTGAACTTAAAAAGTTAGATGAAGCCACTTTAAGTATTGCTACTTTTGGAAAAAGAAATCCAGAATACTGGCCTAATCTAATCGATATGATTGAAAATGGTAGACCTATTGCAATCGGTAACGGCGAAGAAAAGGTTGAAATTGCCAACGGATCCGAAATTGCTGATCAAATGAGAGCTATCTGGGATGGTGCTGAACTAGCCACTCCAGAACAGATAGAACAGATCAAACGTCTATCATTGCCAACTACTGATGGTAAAAAAATCAGTATTACAAACATTTATAAGTCTTCAGAAATTAAAGGCAAAGAAGCTGACTACAACATTGGTGATATTGGCGAAATTACATTAGGTGTTGCTAGTGCTGCTCGTTTTAATAAACTCGGTGAAGAAATTGATCTTGAAGATTTTGTTAATCTTGCAAAAATGTTAAAAATACAAGGTATTGCAAAAAAGACAAGTTACAGTGCAACACTTGAAACAGAACTTAAATTCAAAAAAGGAAAAACTGATATTCTATCAGTTAAAATTGTAACTGCCGGACGCAGTTTACAAGCATTTCAAAAGTTTATAAATGATTTAGAATCTGCTCCTAAAAATGTAAGAGGTACTGTACTAAGTTCTATCAACTACGCAAACGAACACGAACGCATCGAACAAGGTATCGAAAAAACCAAAAACGATCCTAATCAAAACAGAATTGAAATTAATGCTGTAGGAACCGAAGATCAAAAAGGAACTAAAGCAGATCTTGTAATGAACATCGACGGTCAAAAAATAAATCTTCTAAGCGCAAAAGCCGGCGCAAGTCAACTAGGACAAGCAAGTGGCAAAGACTTTAATAAAGTATCTGCGTTTTTTAATAAAATATTTGCAGTTGATATTGCACCATACCAAAAAAACTGGACAGAAGATCACGAGCAAAATCTTCTAGTGCTAAAACAAATCTACAGCGACTTGGTAATTCCGAAAGTCTTAAAATTAACTTCAGGTGACTCAACACAAAAAGAAGCTGGTCTTGTAAAACAAATTGCAATGGGACTAATTTATTATTCTAACGATGTCGGTGCTGGTGGTGAAAGTGAAATTATAGATATTGTTAAATTAGTAACTACTCCAGATAGTCCTGGTTATAAACTAATGAGAGTTGACGATCGCTTGTATGCTGCTTTAGAAAAAGTAGACTTAATTGGAGAACCGACTCCAAACAGACAAGGCATACAAGTTTCTGGTATAGTAAACGGAAAAAAGACACTGTTGTTTAAAGCAAGAAGTTACTTTAGTCCTGCCGCAAATCTAACACGAAACATCATAGAAGGAGGTCCACTGTTAGATCAATTAGCTGTAATCGAAAAGCCAGAACCAAAACTCAGCCAAGCCTATATTGTTCAACTAAAAGGCCAATACGGAAATCTTCAAACGCTTACTCCAGCACAACAGCAGAATCTTAACAAAGAAGTTGATAGACTAACACCAAGCCAATTAAAACAACTTGTTGGTGCAAACATTACGTGGGCATCGGATGTTGCTCGTAGAGAACTACAGCGTAGAGGAATCAAATAACAACGTATAAAATCTTCTCACTAGTCCGCTAAATATAAGTGTAGAGCGTGAGGCTCAACTTATTTTCGGGGGCTCGAAATGAAGAAAATACTGTTCGCTGTGTGTTTTCTAGCGACACCTGCGCAAGCAGACTTGGTTTTTAATTTTAATTCACCTGCGTTTAGCGGCAATGGATGGAGTACTCACGTGCTTACCATTGAGCAACTAGAACAACAACGTAAAGATAAAATTGCAGCAGATGCGCAAGCTGCTATAGACAAGGCAGAGCGTGACTATAGAAACACCAATGCGTATAAGTTTCAAAACAATCTAGAAAGTCGTATCTACGCACAGCTATCTAAACAGATAGCAGATTCACTTTTTGGAGAAGGTGGCACTACTGTAATAGGCGAGTGGGCAGAAGCAACTACACCATTTGGCGACAACATTCGTTGGATGCGTGACGTTGATGACAGGATTTACATAGAAGTTTATGATTCTAACGGCGATCTAACATCAAGCTTTGACGTACCAGTAGGGGAGTTTGCGTTCTAATGAAAACTATTGTTTTAGGCGTTGTATTGGCACTGACATTAGCTGGATGTTCTACTGTAGTCAACAGAATAGAACCAGAACCGCCACAGGTAGTTCAAACTGATAGAGAGTTTTTAGAAACATTACCACCACTGAGTGGTCCTATGGTTGCTGCGGTATATGAGTTTCAAGACAAAACTGGACAACGTAAACCCAGCGACAGATTGGCCAACATATCAACAGCAGTTACACAGGGCGCAGAACAGTATGTTATTGCTGCATTGAGAGACGTAGGCAAAGGTACATGGTTTAAAGTTGTAGAGCGTGTAGGATTAGAAAATCTAAGTCGCGAACGACAGATAATACGTCAAACTAGAGACAGCGTTAACGATCCTACTCCCCTAGCACCTATGATGTTTGCAGGTATAATAATAGAAGGTGCTATAGTAGGTTATGATTCAAACACACTTACAGGTGGTTCGGGCGCACGTTACTTGGGCGTAGGACCCAGCACACAATACACAGAAGACGTCATTACCGTTACTATGAGGGCAGTATCGGTACAGACAGGCGAAATACTTACCAGCACGGCAGTAAGTAAAACTGTGGTTAGTACCAGTACTAATCTAGGAGTATTCCGTTTTATAGAGGCAGGAACAGAAAACGTTGAGCTAGAACTAGGCAGCAGTCAGAACGAACCAATAAATCATGCTGTTAAAATAGCAATAGAAGCAGCAATAGTTGAAATGATAAAAGAGGGAGCAGAGGGGGGTTATTGGTCCTTTGCTCCTGACCAATAAGCATAAAGCTTAATAACGAGGGCAAAAAATGAAGAAACTTCTAATTACAACCGCATTGTCGGTTGCGTTGATCAATCCAGCACTGGCTAGTGAAGTCTATATCAATCAAGCTGGTGGCGCACTCACTGTAGATGTTTTACAAGAGAGCGGCATGAACCGTGTTAACACTGAATCAAATCCGTTTGACATCGACGGAGATGACATCACTGTAGACCTAACACAGAGCGGCGACGGCAACGAAGCAGATTTTGAATTAGAAATGGGTGCAAGTCAAACCAATCTTGTTTACAGTGCCACAGGCGACTATAATATTATTATAGGTCAAATATACGGCGGTATCAACAACAGTTTTGTAACCACTATTGTCGGCAGTGACAACGTTATGACTTACTGTAGAACATATGTAAACAGCACATGCAATGGTATTATTGTTAACAATACAGATACAACTGTTAACATCACAGGCAGTAACAATGAATTGAACTTTGCACTGGACAGTGCAGACAGCATTAACACGGTTGACATAGGGCAAACCACTGCTAGTGATTTTAACATTACAAATCTAAATCAACTCAGTATGGGCGGTTATGACAACGTGGCATTGACTATCGATGGCAATACCAATACTACTAATGTTACACAAAACACCACAGGTGGCAACAACACAGTGGTGATGAACATTGTGGGCAGTTCAAACGCTACTGACCTAACACAAACATCTGCCGCAGGTTACAACCAGTATAACATGACATTAACTGGAAGCAACAACACTATCACAGCAGATCAGCAAACACCGATGGGCTACACATATATTAATATGACTGTAACAGGTGATACCAACACTGTGGATATACTACAGAACTAACATGAGGAAGTTGATATTGGCACTAGCACTAATACCCGCAATGGCTACAGCAGAAGTTGGCTCTATTACAGAGTTTGACGGTAATCCTGCCGCGGCCCAGCGCGGCAAGGATGAGCTAGTGTTTGAAGAAGTAGGCTTTGATATAGAAATGCTGGATAAACTTATCACAGCCAAAACCAATCTAGGCATTACTTTTGAAGATGGATCAAAGGCTAAAATCACAGAGCAAAGTGAATTGGTAATTGATGAGTTTGTGTATGACCCTAACACTGGTGTTGGTAAAACAACCATGCGAGTAGCACTAGGAACAGTACAGATGACCAGTGGGCGTATGGCCAAAACCAGTAGAGAAAATGTCAACATCAGCACACCTACTGCCAGTATCACAGTGCGAGGCACAGACTTCAGTATGACTGTGGACGAGTTTGGTCGCAGTCTTATTATTCTATTGCCCAGTTGCCCTGACGAAACACTAGACGAAGATGAGTGTCCTGTGGGCAGTATTATGGTCAGCAACGAAGCAGGCTCAGTTATGCTCACCGAACGCTACGAAGGCACTATGGTAGGCAGCAGTGCTATGATGCCCAGTGATCCAAGAAGATTATTGTTAGAACGAACAAACATTAACAACAATCTTATTATTGTTCCTCCGAGTGAATTTCCGAATGGATTTGCTGCGGAAGAAGAGGAAGAAGAATACAGAACAGCACTAGACGTTGATCTACTAGAATATGAGCAACTATCAGCTAACTTGCTTAACGAAGATTTATTAAAGTTTAGCGAACTTGACATTAACAGGCTCAACAACAAATATTTAGACAACTTTTTAGATTTAGGCTTAGACTTAGAAAATGCATTAGACGAACCAGAAAATCTAATACTGCCCAATATACACCGTTATCCATGGGTAACTTGGGTAGTTAACGAGGAGTTTATACTGTTAGACAGTGATAGACCTCCTCACATAGCTGTACTTAAAACTACAGCAGACACACATGGAACATACAGTTTAACACAAGACGACTATGTTGCAGACATTCAAATACAGGATGGCGGGAGCGACATTAATATAAAGGTGGTACAAAAACAATGATAAAAAAAATAATAACAGCGGCACTTTTTGTACTGGGATTTACGTCTGTAGCAAATGCAGCTATCACAGACGGTAAGTTTGGTACAGGACAGATGTTTGACGTTCAATACTATTGGAGCGGCAACAACCTAGTGGCCAGCAGCTTTACTAGAGTATTCAGCAACAGTGGACAGTTAAGCACACAGTTTTACACAGACATGGACACAAACAGCAGATACTTTGGATTTTTTAATTCGATAACTACTCCGGGAGATTACGGTTTGGCTGTTTATAACAGCGACGGTACACTATACCAAGAACTACACTCATACGGTACTATTACTGCATTGGGCAACGATGCTATATTTTACTTGGGAAGTGGCGGCTATGGCACTGTAATTCCAACTTCACAGGGCTATGCCTTTGGAGCAGGTGATACATTTACAAGTATGGATACTAACGTTGATAGCAATGACTTGGCGAACTATACTTTTGCCAGTTCAACACCGTTGGCAGCTGGTCAAAGTGCAGCACCAGCTGGTCCAACATATACCAGTCTAAACAGCACTATCACAACAGTGTTCCCAACAAGCACAAACACACCCAGTGGCGAAGAAGCTGCAAAAGCAGTAGATGGCAGCGGATCCTCTAAGTATCTAAACTTTGACAGAGAAACAGCAGGTTTTACTGTTAAACTCAGCACAGGACGTGTGGTTAAGGCACTACAGTTTACTACAGCAAACGACTTTGAACTGCGTGATCCTACTAAGTTTACACTGTATGGTTCAAATGACGGTGTTACATGGACTGTGATCACACAGGATCAACCTATAACACTGCCAAGCGGACGTGGTGTTACTATCAATCCTGTGGCTATTACAAACACTACAGCATATGTTTATTACTTTATTACATTTCCTGAACTAAAATCAACTACAGATCCAAGTTGTGCTAATCCAACCACACAGAATCAGATATTGGCGTGCGACAGTGTGCAAATAGCAGAAGTTATCTTCTTGATGGAAAGTGGCGATACAACAACCAGCACTGATGCAGGTTCAGGTAGTGTTAGCAACCCAGGACCACAGGTACAGGTACCATTAACCAGTATCACCAGCGTACAACAGGCAGCAGTAGCAACAGCATTTGCTGTTACAGCAGGCAACGGCATTGATTTGACTATTATTGGTAGTTTGAATGATGTGGATATTCAACAGCTAAGTAATGGCAACTATCTATCGCTGTATCTAAACGGTAGCTCAAACTCTGTTGATGTTACACAAAGTGGTACTAACTCAGATAGAAACTTTGCTGATATCAACATTGCAGGCAGCAACAATACAATGACATTTGTACAGCAAGGTGCAAGCAACAAAACAGCATTTCTTGACATTGACGGCAGCTATGGCACTTACAATATTACACAACAAGGCACAGGACTACATCACTTGGATTTGACCAACTTGGGCGACAACGCAACAGTCTCAATCTTACAAGAAGGTGCAGGCAATCACCAAGCAATCGTTAACTTGGAAAACAATGGCGGTAACTGGAACTTTGATCTAACACAAAGTGGTGATACAAGTCAGCTTTACAGTTTACCTAACACTCTAAGTGACAACACTGTGGTTACTGGTGTATGTACTAGTGGCACTTGTAACATGACTATTAACCAACAGTAAAACATACTACCATCTTTATAACTTAGAGCCTTCGGGCTCTATTTTTTTAGGTAAATACAACACGGAGGGCAAAACATGGACCTATTATTATCTTTAGCGTTTGGTGCACACCTAGGTTTAAGCGGCACATATAATGGAATTCATCCGCATATACGATTAGAAGATAAACATTATATGATTGGTTCGTATTACAATTCGGAACAGCATGTGAGTTTTTACGCAGGCAAAATATATGATTTTGGAAAGATAGATTTAGAAATAGGCATAGTTACAGGTTATTCAGCTATAGGAGATCTAGCACCCATGGCTAGAGTAATATATGAAATGAATGAAGAACACAGTCTTTATGCAGCACCTGTGATAGAAAAATTTAATAATGATAATAACCTTGGTTTAGTTTTAGGATATGAGTTTAAATTAAAATGAAATGGCTGAGAAAACTATTCGTGGAAGAAGCAAATGAGGACACCGGACCATCAGAAATCGCTATTAGAGCTGCTGAAATCCAGACCCGTATCGCCGCTTTTAGAAGCAGCTATCCGTGGAGCGAAGAACCCAATAAAAATACTAAAGTACAACCCAAACCAATGGTGGCCCAAGCGGAACTCAAAATAAATACTACCAAATCCACAGAAATGGATGATCTAAAAGCAAAACTGTTAGGAAAAAAGAAATGAAAAAACTTTTATTATCACCTGTGTGGAGCATTCTAGTTTTAGGATTATTAGGCTGGCTACAACTTAGTAACCCTAATTTTTTAGAAAGTCTTAAATTACGATACTTCGACCAGTTGATAGTAAATCAACCAACTGTAGCTAATAACATTTACACAGTTAACATAGATGAAGCAAGCATTGATGCTAAAGGACAATGGCCCTGGCCTAGAGGAGACTATGCAGCTCTTATAGAAGATCTATATGCTAGAGGTGCCGGACTAGTAGTGTTTAACGTATTAATGAGTGAGGCTGACAGAGCAGGCCAAGACACTGTGCTGTCAGATATTATGACAGAATATCCAGTCATAGTTACCATGTTAGGTTCAGAGGAGGGCAAAAATGAACCAATCAACCCTGGTGCTAGCATCATTAATAGCGACTATATTGATCTTATTCCTAGTGTCCCCGGCATTATAGCCAACGTGCCGCCGATTGAGCGCAGTGCTGTTGGTTCAGGGATTGTTAATACTTTTCCAGAAATTGACGGAATTACTAGACGTGCTCCGCTAGTGATAGAAAGCGGAGGAATATTATATCCTAACGTTACTATGGAAGTTCTTAGAGTAATGGCAGGCGATCCTAGTTTTCAAATTAAACTGTCACCGTTAGGAGTTGACAAACTGCGTATTCCGCAGTATGGCGTATTGCCCACTGACGAACTGAGTAGAGTGTGGATAGACTGGAGTCAAGGCTTTAGCAGTCATAGTGCTAACAACTTGCCAGAAGATTTTGCGGGTGGTATAGTATTTGTAGGTCCAACAGCCGCGGGTATTACGCAGCCAATAGCAACAGCCAAAGGCGGAGTATGGCCACATGAACTACAAGCAGCAATGCTAGGCACAGTGTTTAACGCTAGTAATATAGAGCGCCCTGCTTGGGCGCCTGGTGCTGAACTACTAGCATTTGTTCTTGCTGGGTTAACTCTAATAGTTGCTGCCCGCTGGACCTATGTGGGTATTGGTATTTTTGTAATACTTGTAGGCAGTTCGCTGGGTGGTAGCATCTATGCGTTTGCTACTTATAATTTCTTATTTGATGGATTTATGCCTGCTGCATTTTTATTATTGGTAGGGTTAATAAGATACACAGTTAAATTTATAAGTGAGTTCTTGCAGAAGCAGGCAATTAAGAAACAGTTTGAAGGATATGCATCGCCTACTGTGGTTAAATTGCTACAGGAAAATCCAGATCTAATCAAAAAAGGCATAAAGAAAGAAGTAAGCATACTGTTTTCAGACCTGCGTGGATTTACTCCGCTAGGTGAAAGTTTTGGTGATGATGTACAGGGTCTTACTAAAATAATGAATGGGTATATGGACGCTATCACACAGCCTGTGTTAGACAACAACGGTATGATCATTAAGTACATAGGTGATGCTAGTATGCACATTCACAACGCACCTATAGATGACTCTAAACACCCAGCGACCTGTGTTCGTACAGGCCTACAAATGCTCAAAGCCGTGGAGAAGTTTAATGAAACCATTATTGCCGAAGGAAGACCACCAGTTGGCATGGGAGCAGGCATCAACACAGGACTCGGATACATCGGAGAAATGGGATCAACTAAACGACACAGTTACGATGTGCTTGGAGACGCAGTTAGCACTGCCGCAAGAATCGAATCAAAATGCAAAGAATACGGCTGCTTATTACTCGTGGGTGGTGCTACAGTAGAACGTTGCAAAGACGAATTCTTCTTCCTAAAGATTGATGATCTTGCTGTTAAAGGCAAAACAGTAGGTATTCCTCTCTACACTGTGTTAGATGACGTAAAAACTCACTACAACTCAAGTAAAAAGCGTCATATCGGTATGCACACACTATACAGACAGCAGAGATTTCTTGAAGCGATTGAGGAATGTCGTAAACTGAGAGGTCAGTTCGAAGGCAAAATGGACAAGTACTATGACATGTGGATTGAACGCTGTGAGTACATGCTTACACAAGATCTACCTGAGGATTGGAATGGCGTGTTTATTGCCCTGACAAAGTAAGTATATTTAACGCAACGGCTAAATACATTGTAGGAGAAATACAATGTATCTGTATATTAAAACACACGCAACCGGATTAAGGTATCTAGGAAAAACTGTCGGCGACCCTTATAAGTATAAAGGTTCCGGCACGCATTGGTTACGTCATCTAAACAAGCACGGCGAAGAACATACTACAGAAATACTATTTGAAACAGACGATAAAGAGTTGTTTAAAGAAAAAGCTCTGTATTACAGTAATCTATACAACGTAGTAGAATCTAAAGAGTGGGCAAATATTGTTCCTGAGCAAGGAGATGGCGGCGATACATCAATGAGTCCAGCATACCAATCACACATAGCAAGTGGTAACTTTTTATACGGCGAAAAGAATGGATTCTACGGTAAGAAACATACAGAAGAAACAAAACGTATGATAGGCGAAAAAACTAAAATTGCTAATACAGGCAAAGTACGCACCGGTGAGCAACGACAGCGTTATAGTGAAAACAATTCTCGTTACTGGGCTGGCAAAAAGACTTGGAACGCAGGCAAGACCGGAGTGCAAAGAAAACGCACACCAGAAGAAATGGCATCGTTTAGTAAAGCAGTAACATACGAAGGTGTAGAATATCCTAGTCTAAATGCCGCTAGTAGAGCAACAGGAGTTAGTCCCTATAAACTTAAGAAAGCGACTACAAAGTAATTAACACTAGTCCGTTTACTAACAAAAACAATGCGAATATTATGACCATGTTTTTCGGGCTACGAAACCATTCTGTTTGCATGGATGCTACTTCTATTCTAGGAAATGGTATTTTTCGTAGATCAAAAGTTAGTTTTTTTTTGGTTCTGCAGGTTTAGGTGCAGGTTTAGGCGCATCTGCTTTACCTGTACTGTTAAATACTGCGCTTTTTGATTGATACTTGTTTATAATATCATCTAGTTCTTCTAGATCTTTTTTAGGTATGTTTGATTGTTCTAGTAGCCCTCTGTATTCTAAAACCATGCTTAACTTCATATTAAGGCGAATAAGATCGTTGTCTAACATGCGTACACGATCTACCAGTTTGATTAGTGTAAACTGTGTTTCACCTAGTATAGGATCAATGGTTTCTGTCACCCATTTCCATATGAAGAAGATAAAATATCCCATGCCCATGGCTGCTATTATCGGAAAGCCGTATTCACTGATTGCTTGTGCTATATCAAATTCCATTAAATTGCCCTATAATAAATAATATTTATTAAAATTTTCTAGTACCTGTTGAGTTAACTTTTTGGCTTCGAGGACAGGTCTGCCAATCATAAATCCATATTCTATGTGGAGAATAGTAATAAGATATGCTTACATTCCTTTCAGCTCTATATTCACATATTTTTACAAATGTGTTTTGATTGTTCATCCATAAGTGAGTATAGAACACACCAGATAACAGTAATTCGATCATAACGTTACCACCAGTATTTTACAACACCTACCCAATATACCATACCAATCAACATACCGCTGGCTAATACTATAAAAGACAAAATCATAATACCATCAATAAGATTTTGTCTTAGTTCTTGCTGTCTATAGATTGTGTCTTGACGCTGTTTTGCAATTTGTCGTCTCATGGTCATTAACTCTTCCCATGCATTTGAACCGTAACGATACATAAGGAGCGTTCTTAATTCTTTTTCTTGCTCTGCAATTTTCTTTGTATGCATCAGCAATGCTAGAGATTCTTCTTCAATCGAACCACTGGCAAATAGTTTTTTAAACAATGGAGGATTTTTGTTTTCCTGCTCTGCTCTACGCAGGTCTGATACAGCACCAAACCACTTTCCTAGTTGTTGAGCTGTATCTTCAAATTCACGCCCAGCAGCGACCATTCGTGTTACCATACCGTATGCCGATGTAGCCATGGCAATAGCAGACATTGGATCTAACATTTAATCCCTCCTTGCATCATCCTTCCCTTCGTTTGCAGCTATACGCTCAACGTTGGGCTTTACATGTAGTACATAACTCAGCAAGGCATCTATTTTAACTAGGTCGTTGTTCATGGTTTGCACACGATTGTCTAGTGCGCCCATAATATTTTTAAGTGTATGAACTGAATCTGTAACACTAGCAAGAATAAACTTCAGTGTAATAAACACAAACACACCCGCAGCTAATGCTCCGGCTATGGGAAACCCAACTTCACCAACAAGTGTTAAAAAATCCATAAAGTTGCCCTCTTACTTTATAAAGATATTTATCAATAAATACTATAGGAGAGGGCAATGAAATTACTACTTTTAACATTTTCTTTATTTTTAGCAGGGTGTGCTAATCTTCAAGTGGTTTCTCAGTCTCTTGAAGAAGGAGTTAGCGAAGTAGTATATGAGATTACAGAACCTGAAACTCCACCGGCAAGACCTGATGATTTGTTTTTTAATCAACGACCGAAATCAAGACCAGAAGATTTAATTATACCGATTAGTCAATCATATACCTCTAGACAGTTAAAAGATCAAATAAAAATAAACGCACAAAACATATTAATTGCAGAAATGTATTTAGGGTTTACAGAAAGTAAAAATCGATACGAATTAAAAGAATTTATGAATATCGACCCTAGAACAATAGAATGGTGTGCAGCGTTTGTCAATAGTGTTTTAAATGAAAACGATATACCTGGATCGGATACTGTTTCAATACATCCGTTGTTAGCTAGAAGTTTTTTAGAGTGGGGTGACCCAGTAGATCATAAAAATAAAGATCCAATGCCGGGTGATGTAGTTATATTTCCGAGAGGAAGAGCCAGTTGGCAAGGACATGTAGGGTTTTATGTTGAAACTGTAGACATTGACGGAAAAGAATATTGGCGAATCTTAGGCGGAAACCAAAAAAATAGTGTAAGTATTGAATTGTATGATCCGAAAAGAGCACTTGCAGTAAGAAGACATCATTATACACAGGTAGCTTCAGAACAAGGCTTAATGGGAATTTTGAGAAATGTATTCCAAAATATTTAAATGAGGGCAATCAAGATAGTCTTGATAGCTTAGAAATCAGCTTTGGGTATCCGCAGGCATATCGTCTAATGCAGGTTCGTGTTGGCAGTTAGCACAAACATCATTGTGGCATTCCTTGCAAGTATCTTCCTCACAATGACAGTCGTGACCGCAGTTTACACATTTTTCCATTACAACTCTCCTAGTATACTGGACTTTGTAATAAATATTTATCGGTTGACAATGTTCAACACTTCTATTATATTCGTATTATGACCCCACAAGAAATAGCAGATCATAAACTTAAATGGATGCCAGGACACAGTGTAAGACTGCACAGTGATCTTGATGTAGCAGGTAAAGATTGGTGCCGCAAGAATCTAGAGCGGCACGAATGGAGTTTTAAGACGTGGACAGCGATATACGAACATACCTTTTATTTTGAAAATATTATTGCTGCTCAAAACTTTGCAATGGAATTTAGCAATTGGGTGAATAAATGAAAATTGGAAGTAGTTTAAGTCGTTGTGTAAAAGACATTTACGAAGGTGTTGTGGATATTAATGATGTTTTAGTAATCATTGCACGTACAGATTTTGATCCAGAGGACGACAAACAATGGGCTAGCATCTGGGAAGGATATGCTGGCGGTAATGCAGTCGGCAGTATATGGAGTAATCCTGAATGGAGCACTATTCCAGCAGAAGACGAACAGGAGGTTCGTGACATCTGCGTGAAACTAAAGCGTTGGGGTAAATTACATCAGCCTCGACAATATGGTGCTCATCCCCAGAGGTTAGCGCACTATTGGTATGATGCTATCCTCAGTGAGGATGTAGTAGATTCAAATCCCGCAGCCAAAAAGGCTTGGGATAACTATAAAATGATAGCAGGCTTGTCATGAAATACGCAGTAATGGTTCCTTGGGACAATGACGGTTATGTTTATGTAACTCGCCCTACGGGCAAAATGTACGAAGTAGAACCAGTACTACACGAAACATACGAACAAGCCAAAGACGCTGCTAGTATTTGGGGGAAGTTTGCTAGAATAGTAGAATACAAGGAAGATCAAAATGAAAAGTGAAACACCAGCAGAAGGTATTATGAAAACCAGCGAATGGGGAGACAGCAAATGGTATCATATTCGCTGTGAATGTGGTAGCGACGATTGTTCGCATGATGTAAATGTAGAAGCAGATGAAGTTGATGTTAGTGTTCACATCTATGCTAAGAATCATACCAAGTGGTGGCAAAAGAATCGTTGGCAGCAAATTTGGCAAATTCTCACAAAAGGGTACGCTGAAATGCAGACCACAATTGTTCTAAACGAGCAGACAGCTATTAATTATGCAGATGCCTTGACAGGTGCAGTAAAAGATGTTAAAGTATTTAGAGAACAATCTAAAGCAGCAAGAGAGAAAAAATAATGCGTGTACGTATTGGACCCTACAGAGACTGGTTTGGTCCTTATCAGTTGGCTCAAACACTTTGCTTTTGGGTAAAAGATGTTGAAGACGAATATGGCATGAAAAGCAAGCCCGACTGGGTTCATAAGTTTGGTGAATGGATTGCTCACGGCAGTGTCCGTCCTGAACTCGAAGTAGGAGATGAAACCGACTGGGGAGACGATCGTCCTAACACTTGGATCTACAAGCTTTTGCTTTGGATTGAGAAGAAGAAAAAGCGTAAAATTTCTGTGCATATCGATCGCTGGGATACTTGGAACATGGAAACCACGCTGGGCTACATTGTGCGTCCTATGCTCAAGCAATTGCGAGCGAAGAAGCACGGTGCTCCGCAAGTAGATCTTGAGGATGTGCCCGATCATCTACGTCCCAGTGAAAAGGATATCGAAGCTTACAGCACAGACGGAACCACTGACAATCTTTTCTTTGAACGTTGGGATTGGGTCATGGATGAAATGATCTTTGCGTTTGAAAGCCTTGACGGCGGTGTTAACCAAGATTGGGAAGATCAGTTTACCACTGGTGAATATGATTTTCGCTTCAAAAAGATCGACGAAAAAGGCACCAGCGAAATGGTTCGTGGTCCTAAACACACCGCCGAAACCGACTGGGAAGGTCGTAAAGCATATGCAGAGCGTGTGCAAAACGGTTTTAGACTTTTCGGCAAATATTATCAACATTTGTGGGATTAATTCAATGACATTATCACCGGCAGCAATTTTTATTGCAGACGAATGGGAAGATATTATGAATAACTCTAAGGCAAAAAAGCCCAAAGAGTACTTGGAGTTCAACACACCTCCTCTTGCACTAGTAGTTGCTATGCAAGCAGCAGGTAAGGATGGTTCTGAGATATACCAAACACTAGTAGGTGTAGGAAAACATCCACAGATCAAGGCTGATAATGTTATTAGTTCAGAACATCAAGCACTAGCCGCAGAGATTTACGATTATTTCGCTAAGAAACATACCCTGCGCCGTCTTAAAAACGATTTCATTAGCGAATATATGCTAGCCGTCGATGATCTTTGTGAAAATCGCAAAAAGATTGACATGGAACATGTTAAAGTTCTTGTTAGTCTGCCGCGCATTTTCAAACAAAATCGTGAATTAGAAAATGTTATGAAAGGGCACACCAGTGCTCCTAAACTAGATGCCTTTCATTTTCCACAATATGAAGGTGTTGTAGAGTTTGTAGATAGTGTAATCGTCAAAGATCGCACTAGAACCGAAAAGCATTATTTTTTCCGTACTCCAGAAAATTACCTTATGCGTATTGTTGTAAAAAAACACGAATACGGAGCAAATGCTTGGGATTGCCTTGCCAAGTTTGGTAAACTTCGCATCAAAACTGATGCATCATTTACATACGCAGTTAAAGGTTATGATTTTGCCGTAGTCCAGCCTAGCCCGTCTCACATGGAGATAAATATAGCATGACAAAAATTATTACTTACAAAGCTGAAGATATTTTTCAAGATATCGACGGTGACGAAAAAAACGTTCTAATGAACATTCCGCCTGAAATTGCCGAACGTATGGGCTGGCAACCAGGCGATGTATTAAAAATAGCAGTGGAGGATGGCAACATTGTGATAACAAGAGTCAACAAGGATATCGATGGCAAAGAATGACGATGTAATTGAGTTGGAAGGCCAAATTGTAGAAGTACTTCCAAATCAAACATTTAAAGTAGAACTACATAATGGACTTACAGTAGTGTGTTATACCGGCGGCAAAATGCGACAGTTTAAGATACGACTGGTACAAGGCGATAAGGTTAAAATTGAGATGACACCATATGATTTGACAAAAGGTCGCATCACTTATAGAATATAACGGTTGACAAACCGTAACCTTATGTTATATTAACAACTGCAATAACAAAAGTTTCTCATGGAAATCACAATCAACGGCGGCACAGCTAATCAACGCAAATATGCCTTTAGTATGGCAGCGTTTGTGTGCAAAAAGTTTGGCGTTTACCCGAATATTGAAATCAGCTTTAAGCGTATGAGCAACGACAGTAACTATGGTTATGCGTGTTATTTAGACGACAATGACTATGAAATTGATGTTAAGCGTAGTCTACGTATGCGTGACATGTTGACCACACTGGCACATGAGCTAGTACACGTAAAACAATACATCAACGGCGAGATGCCTGAAACTATCGACGAGGGTGACTACTGGGATCGTCCCCACGAAATAGAAGCTCATGGTAGAGAAACAGGACTGTTTATTCGTTGGTGCGAACAAGAAGGTCTTGGCCACATGAAATGGACAAGATTTGGTTGACATCTATCTAAAAGATGTTATTATCAATACATAGGCACAAGCAAAGAGGCAAACAACATGGCGTATCCTACAAAAATTACAGACTTTTTTGGAGATGATCTTTTTAGGCTCCTTGGACCAAAGTCTGAACGTGTAGCTTGGAATTCACTTTCTTTTAAAGAACAAGAAATCCGCAGGAAGAATATTCCTGTATATATTAGTACAAGAAAATTAGGTAAGACTCCTAATTTTACAGACATTCTATTTGAATGCTTTAAACAACTTACCTTACTGGGTGACAAAAATCCGTTAATGGGCATCGACTTGCCATACTACGAAAGTTTGGCAGATGCAGGCAAAAAACTTAATATGCCTATTATGAATTCTGCACTAGTACACACTGACAAATTAGTTAAGAATGCAGAAAAACAACGAGATGTTTTTCTCGAACACATTTTTACTGATATTGTTTTTCAATTCCAGCCCGGCTTAGTATTTCCCGGAGCAGGACGTAAAGACTCTAAAGGACGTATTTTTGTAAATGATGCACAACACCGTTCGCTTGCTTGTATGGTATTAGGTATTAGCGAAGTGCCGCTTAACTATATTGAGAGCGACGAAGAATACTGGGATGTTCAGCAATATGCTGCAATCAACATTAACAGTTTGCAGTGTTCAGAGTTTGACCGATTTCGAATCCGTACTCAACGTGCTAATGCAAGTAAAGAAGCTGGGTATGCAGTTGATCCTGAAGATCAAATTGCATTTGATATGGCACAGGTGTTCGACGAAAATGACATTCTTGTAGTCGAAAAGGGTGACAGAGAAGTTGGCACTAATGCAAAGGTACTAACTGGTATTGGTAACATGACAAAATATTGGAAGGATTACGGTGCAGAAATTGCTACACGAGCAATTCAAATCAATGCACAACTGTTTCCGACAAGTGTTTTCCAAACTGCAAATAGTTGGGGGCTAATGGAGTTCCTAAAAAATCAAACATATAATAATACTATGGAACTAGATTACGAAATCCAAAAAGCAGTTAAAGTTGTGTTGCCACGAGACAATCAAGGTAACCGTTTGCATAGCATGATTAAGGCTGCTTGTAAAGAACAAAACGATGTTACTACTTTACGTTGGGAGCCTGTTGTTATTGCAGAAGGTATTCGGCAAATTGTAGAAAAGTACAGCAATGCTGACATCAGCTGGCAATCTACAAAATGGCCCGAACCTAAAGAACAATACACTTTTAATCTAAATCTAGTGTAATCATGTGTAACGATTACGAGCGTATTAACAGTCTGATACAAGAAAAAAAGGATAATCCTTTTCGTGGGCTCGATGATGCTACATATATCAACGAAAGTGTTTGGCGAGATTTTGCCAAACACAGAGACTTAAAACGTGTGCGAGTACTAGACCTAAAATACAAATACAGTTGGACAGACGAACAAGTTGAACGTATGTACAATAAGACACCTGACGGTTGGACAGATGCAACTGGCGTTTACAGATTGTTTGATTTTGGCAAGGGTGAAAATAAGATTTGCAATCAAGACGGAGTTGACAGACAATTCCATGAGCCGCAGCATGATCATATTGTAAGTCGAAGTGAAGCAAAAGAGCTTGGCTGGACAGAAAAACAAATCAATGCACCTGAAAACATACAGTATATCAGTGCTATTCAAAACCTAATGAAGAACTACTTTAATAAAGAACAGTGGGAAGCAGTTAGCCCTACAATTAATACTCTCTTTTTTAGTTGACACTCGTGTGCCTCTGTGTTATATTTAAATATAGGCACAATTACAGAGGCACACAATGGCACAGTTTAGCGAAGATGTAGTACAGCTTAAAACGCTGCCCAATCAAGATATGTTGGCACTAGCGTATGCAGTGTATCGCATTAACAACAATCGTTACGTCAAAGAAACTCAGCGTTTTTCAGAAGATAAGCCCACACTGCACGCCAACAAAGATCTTGTGCGCTACTTCCTTCACAGCAAAGGACATGTGCATGGCGTGTATCTTCCTAATGATTATGTACCGTTCGCAGTCACCGAAGAAGACTATGCCAGCGTAGAACGTGCTCGCAATCACTTTAAACGCTATACTATGGACATTCTAGGTGACAGTCTTAGTAGCTTCCAAAAGAGCGTGTATGAAGCATACTGTCTAGAACAAATTCCAGTAAACGCTGCAGGCATCATCGCTTATCTGCCTGAATTGGTAGATCGTGAGCTTGATGATGTTGCGTTCAAAAAGCTGTTGCGCACAGAATATCGTGACAGTGTTCACGTTGGTCGTGAAAGCGACAGTGTAGAAGGTGTAGCCAAAATCCTGCGCTGTTTTTACAGCAAACAGTGGGAACGCTGGTATTACACTGTGGGAATGAACGGTAATGTGTTTGGGTTTAGTAACGCCCACGAACATCCTGTAGGTTCACTGCGCCGCATCAAGGCTAAAGTCAAAGGCCACACTAAAAATCGCATGTTTAGCGTAGATGAAACACAGCTTAACTATGTTAAACTTTATAAAGTATAAGGAGATTGAAATGAGCAGAGTTTGGCGACACTTTTTAAAAAATCTTGCATGGCCCTTTGGCATCATGGCGTACGTTCTTTTGGTATCAACTGTTTCACAGTATTTGAATCACAACTACCCCACCGGTGTAGCCCTTTTATTTTTTGGTATTACTTTTGTTTTTCCTATTCTAGGTTGGATAGTTAGAGATATGTGGCGAGATGCCAAAGAAAAAGTCGAAGAAGAAAATCGCGACATGATGCGTAGGATTAGAGGGAACTAATCATGCTTGACCTGCTTAATAACGAAATGGTATGGTGGTTGCTCGGCACTGCTGTAGTGTTTACTATGTTTGGACGATACATGGCTCTTAAAAGTTATGTTAATGATGCTGTCGCTGCAACTATTGACACTTTGATCAAAGACGGGTATTTAAAAACTCGCGGCTCAGGCAAAAATATGGAAATCATCAAGTGGCGCGACTGGAACAATGAGCAAACCGATCGAACTTAGTCGGCATCAATGGAACAGTCTGCTCGAACGTTTAAAGCAAGACTATCCGGCTAGTGTCTTACTGTTAAGAGAGAAAACCAAAGCTAAACTGGGCTTTGTCCCTCGTGAACATAAAGATTGGGACAACGACATAGGTAAGTATGGTGGTTGGCGTAAGAACTGCATTATGCTTGACTTCTACAGTGAATCAAAACGCACCTTTTTTATTATGAAATACTCAGAATATATTCAACAGGAATCTGTAGATGACGACTTCTAAAGCAAGAGTTTACATCTGTATGTGGGATGAGAACGGCTTTGAAGTTATCAAAGACTGCACTAGTTGGGAGCGTGAAAGTTTCCTCAACACCATTGCTGGAAAGGAACTAAAGCCTGCTCCTGTTAATCTACACACCTTGACCTTACGTGCCCGTTTCAATCCTCAGCGTAACTATGAAATCTGGACGTTTAATACCACAGAAGAACTAGACGAAGACACACTTTGGAGTTGTGCATATGATAACCCGCAAGGATTAGTTAATATGATTCGAGAGCGTGGCAAACAACTTTATGCTAATGCTAAAAACACCGAACCGCGTATTAGATGAAACACAAAATACTGTATTACGAAGTTAGCGATGGCATGGTGGATAAATTAGGTGGCAAATACTTTGTCTTCACCAGTTACGAAATGCCACAAACATTAGCGTACGGTTCCAATCGTATT